CAGATCCAGAAAGAACAGCACCAGTACTATCTGTAAAAGAAACATTATACCACGCACCATTGGGAACACTTCCAGAATCACAAGCATTAGTATAATCACCAAGAGGATTGTTAATAGCACCAGAAGCACTATTATATGACTTATAAGTATCAAGGTAAGTGGGGCAAGTTCGCTGAGCACGATTCTTCTTATAATCTGTTAGACGGAGAACTTCATAAAGAACATCGCCAGTATTCATTGTCACCGTAGTGTCATTAATAGTAGCAGTAAGAGTCTGTGTTAGACACTGAAGAGGAAAAGCAGAAAGAGCACAATCACGACCAAAGACCACAACTGGAGCATTCTGTGACTGCTGACCACCAGAGATGGCTACATTCATAGAAAGAGCACATGTCGCAGTCCATTCTACCGCTCGGTCAACAAAAACATTCTCTGAAGGAACATTGATATTGAAAGACTGCTGGGAAGAGTTATTACCAACAGCCGAAAAGGGAGCATTCGTAAGAGAAAGAGCACCTTTCTCTACAGCATAACGAGCCTTAGACTGAACAATGCGATCATCAAAAACGGCTAACTTCTCAATATCGGCTGACATCTTATATATTCTTTATAAACTTTTTATTTTTCAATAATTTATTCACCTTTATTTTTATATTGACTCTTTTTGCGAAACATCATTTTAATTGATACTGAACTTTCATTGAACATTGTTAAAGGATAAAACTGATTGTTAAGCCGTGCTTTCCAAAATACTTGAATATCTATACTATTTAATGGCTGTTTGGATGATGTAAATGATGCCATACGATACTCAGCCGAAGGTAAGTAAGCAATAAAATCTCTATAGTCATTTGCTGTATTGATTGGAAGTGCTATGTCGGTGACTATAGGTTGGAAATTATTGACTGAATTATTCGCTCCAGTATCATTACCATCACCATAGTTAATGGGTGCTCCAACTTGCTCTGAATAGATTGGTATGAGGGTAGATGTAAAGACAATAGATTCAATAGGACACCATAAAGTAGATGTTGTATTATATTCTTGAGTATAGAGATACATACTTGTTGCTCCAGTTATAGCAGTTTGTCCGATATAAGGAGAGAATGTCAATTGATATGCTTGACCATTTGATTCTGTTCCTAAAAATTGTGAATTAAAACTTGAAAATAGACCCCACATATTTGTATTAAAATAAAGTTTCATCAAATTAGATGATGATGATAAATAGTTAGTATAAATTGCCATTGAAAATAAACCAGTAGAAGGAGAATATTGAAGCTGTGGTGGTTTAAAATTAGAATCTGCGATTAGTGTTGCTGTTGTAAGAGTTGATTGTAAAGTAAATGATGATGGTGCTCCATTACCAGTACTAACATAGAAAAAACCAGTATCTGCTGTTCTATAATAAGTTCCAGATGTTGATGTGGATGGTAAATTACTATAAGTAGAAACTGTTTGTTCTGATGGAGCAACAGCAGACCAAGCATTACCATATTGATAAGGTAGAGTTCCTAATGGAAAATAAGTATTAGGTGCTACTGTAGTATTAAATAAAGAAGTTACTTCAGTATTTATCATATCAAGCCATTGTTGATATTCATATACATAATAATAACTTCCACGAATATCTTGTGATGTAGTAGGTGAGTTTGGTTTATTTACTTTATAAGTTGAATAAGCATTAGCTGATGGAGAAACGAAAGGAATATAACAATAAGCATACGCATTTGAAAGAGAAACAGTTTGACCACCATAAGTATATGATGTTCCAGAAGGTAATGTGCTACCTATTGAATAATTAGTTAAATTAATATCAGTTTGACCTAATTGAACTGAAGGAATAAATAATGGTAAATTTTTATTAGCACCATTCAATGTAAACCGAATAATAGAGAAATCAAATTTACTAATATCTTTTATAAGAGCTGTAGAACGAGTTTCAATAAATCTAACTGGAGGATCTTGTCCTAATCCATTCGGAACTGTATTATTGTCGTTGATAATAGTAGCATTATAATAAAGGATATCTGGATCTGTTTTGTCCCCTTCATAACTAATATCTGAACGATACATTCTATATATTTACTATCTATTTTTTTATTATAGAATATGTTATCGCAGTAACAAAATCATCTGGATTCATGCCAGATTTTTCTATCATATTCGCATATTGTGGTAATGATAAATCTTTAAAAAGTAATCTAACAGATGAATGACGACCACAAGTAGAAATATTATCACCATCTCCTTGAAAATGATGCTTATTATAGACTATAGGAAGACCACTTTCTCGTAAAAGTTTAGAAAGATAAGGTGCTTGTTCATCTAATTCATCTCGTTTTGATTTAGAAATCCAATTGAGTTCAGTATCTGGAAATTCTCCGTAAGGGTCAAAAAATTCTATTTGATTGGGTCTTCGTATTAAACAAGTCCAATGACCACTATTTCCAGATTCCGTTAAATAAAGCATTACTGCTCTACCTTCATCATCAAATACTTCATCTATATCTTTCACTTGCTTCAAATAGGGGTAAGTGAAAATATGTGTATTTGGAAGTATTTTAGAAATATCATCATCGCCTAATGCGTAATCTTCACTCATCTTATGTATTATGAAGAATTTAGAAAAGGTGTTTGTTTTGGCGGAGTTTGTGTTTTATCAATATCAATAGATGCTTCATATTTCTTACCACAGCAAGAAGAACGAATATGTCTATGATTTATAGCACTAATAATTAAACCAGTAATGCTTATTCCAATAGATAAATAAGAAATAACACTACTATCCATTTACTCAATATTTAGATTTTATTGAACAGCTAATGCTTGAATATTTGTTTGAACCGTAGAAGCATACACATTTGCCATACCATTCAATGCCGTTATTTTATCTGTAAGAACCATTTTGTAAGCAGATTTTAATGTAGGATCTGAAGTATTATTATAATCTGTCACCAGTTTCTTATAATCTGCGACAGCATTTAGAAGTGGTTGAGGAAAGTTAAAAACTTGCTTATTATTAGCAGAGGCCATTCTATATTATTAAATTAGAATAAAAAATTAATTATTTTGAGGAGTTATAGTAGCATTTACATTATTAAAATTAAAACCATAATCAGCACCAGTATTATATCCATTGACAAATATTACTTCTATAGATATACGAGTACAGAATCCATTTCCATCTACATAACCAGTGTTTATAACTTCTGTAAAAGAACAAGAAATTGGATAAGAGCCTCCAAATATAGTTGAACAATATAATTGTAGAGTTGTTGTTAATGGAACAATTCCTTCTACATCATTAGAATAATAAAAAATAACATTGAATCCTAAAGTAATCATATCTGGAGCAATACCACCAACAATTGGTGATTCTTGAGCACTTGGTTCTACACTTCCATTAATAGAAATATTTACTATAACATTATTTTTTACATATATATTTTGAGGTGGTATAGCATCTATGTTATTTATTAAAACTGGACAAGCTGTTTGATTTATTGTGGTAGGTGCTAAAACACCATTAAAAGAAAATGGATTTAAACCAGTTATTAAACAATCAATATTACCACTGCTTACGAGACCATGAAGATTACCTAAATTATCACAATATAAAATACACGCTGAAGAATTTGCTGGATTTGTTAATACAAAACCTCCATCAGTAGCATCTGGAGCAATTACCCATATTCTATTATAAACACCAGTTGTGACATTTTGATTAAGTAGATAAACATCACAATTACCACCAGATGTTGATGAACCATTATATGCTATTTGAAATATTGAATTAGTTTGAACTTCTCCACCCATTTCAGATTGTAAAGATGCTTGTAATACATTTAGATTTGGAATAAAAGAACCATCTGTTGTATTTGTCATAGAAATAACAGTAGGTGTTACATCTGTAGAACCATTATATAGTAATTGACTTACTGTTGTATTAGGAGTCAATTGATAATCAATAGGTGAACCATAATTATCTACAACTGCGTGTAGATTTCCATCAACATCTGGATATAATCTACAAGCATTAGTAGAATTATCTAATTTTATTCCACCACCAGTAGTTGATGTTTGAAATGTAAATGGTAAAAAATTATCATCTTGGTCTTGAAAAATAAATTTTAAAGATGGTTGAACTGTGTCAGATGCTCCTTTTTGGTCAAGAGTAAATAATTCATTATTTCCAGTTATAGTATTTTGAGTGAATATATTTAATATTCTTATATACGATTGAGAACCACTATCTGTGGATTCATTTACAGCATTAATAACAGTAGGAAAAGAATAATTAGTATCACTGACTATATTTGTTGCTGTTGTAGAAGTTGGAGTCAATTGATAATCAATAGGCGACCCATTATAACTGACTTTTGCGTGTAAATCACCATTAGCATCTGGATATAAAATACAATTATTAACAGCATTTTTTAGTACTAAACCACCACTATCATCTTCAGCAGTTAAAAAAATAATTGGTAAATAAATATGATTAGCTTCATCATAAAAAGAAAAAGTAACTGATGGAGATAAAGATGTTGAATTGCGAGAACCTTTTTGAATAATCCTAAATACAGAAACAGTTCCATCATTAGTATTTATAGTATTTATATCGCATAATTCTATAATTGGTTGAAATGAACCATCGGATATTTTTTGGGCACTAATAAGATTAACAACACTTGAATCAGTAGTATCATTAACTATATTTGTTGCTGTTCCACCACCACCAGAAGGAGGAGTCAATTGATAATCTGTTGTATCATTTACAACTGCGTGTAGATTTCCATCAGTATCTGAATATAAATTTGTAAAATGAAGTTGATCAGCATTATATAAAATAAAATTCCCTCCAGCTATATATGTTGTATTATTAGTTAATATTAAATTACCAGTACCGGATATTTCAGTACTACCATCATTATACAAAAGAATATCAGCTGATCCACTGGCTCCAATCCTAACAGCTCCATCATTTTGAAGATGAATATAATTATCATGAGCTGTAGATAATTCAATACAATTAGAATCCATATTAATTATTGAAGCATTTGAATCAGTATTATGAGCATTGATTTGAACACCACCATTTCCATCAGTATTTAACAAAATAGAACTAACATCATTTTGTTTTATTATTAATTCATCATTTGTTAAATTTTCAATCAAATTAGATTTTATTGCTGTTGTAGCAGTAAGAATATTAGTATCTACTTCATTATTTACTAATGGATCAATAACGCTTATAGTCGGAGTAGCACCACTTGGATTTAGCACACTAATATTAGAACC